TCCTTAAAAACTGCAACCAGCGACGTTGAAAGTTTTGGCGATAAGGTCGGAAAAGTTGGCAAGGTTGTTGGTGCAGCCTTTATTGCCGCCGCAGCCGCCGCAGGTGCATACGCGGTCAAGATAGGAATTGACGGCGTTAAATCCGCTATTGAAGATGAAAAAAGTCAAACACAATTAGCCCTAGCCCTGACAAATGCAACGGGTGCAACTAACGCACAAATTGCGGCAACTGAACAAAGCATTTTACAAATGTCCCTAGCAACTGGTGTCGCTGACGACAACCTGCGACCTGCACTTCAAAGACTGGCATTGTCAACAGGTGACATTTCTAAAGCCCAAGATTTATTGGCAACCGCCCTGGACGTATCTGCTGCAACTGGCAAACCGCTTGAAACCGTTGCCAACGCATTGGGTAAAGCATACGACGGAAACACTGCAGCACTTGGAAAATTAGGCATAGGACTTTCTGCTGCTGAATTAAAAACAATGACATTCACCGACGTGCAAAATCAACTGACAACATTATTTGGTGGGGCTGCTGCTGCAAATGCAGACACCTATGCAGGGCGCATTGAACGCATGAAGGTTGCCTTTAACGAAGCGAAAGAAACTATTGGTTACGCATTGTTGCCAATACTTGAAACGGTGATGAAATTCATAAATGATAATGCACTTCCGGTCATTAACGCATTTGCTGGTGCATTTTCAGACAAACAGAGTGGTTTGTCAAGTGCATTATCCAACGTGGTAGAAGTTGTAAAATCTTACGTCATGCCTATTTTTGAAGGTGCAGTTTCGGTTTTTAATAATGTTAAAGACGCAATCACTGACAACATTGACAGTTTCAAACAATTTTTTGAAGTTGTGAAATTCATTGCACCTATCATTGGTGAAGTCATTGGCGGTTCATTAAAGGTTGTTGGTGAAATTGCTTCGGTGGTCATTACGGTTATTGCAAAAGTTTTAGCAGCCATTAAACCACTTTTGAATACTGCAATTGACGGAATTAACTTAGTTATTCGCGGGCTTAACATAATCAACCCATTTTCAGACATTCCTTATCTTCCAAAAATGGGTGACTCTTTTGCAACTAACGGCGCACCTGGTGCAATTAGCAGTGGTGGTTCATTTGGTGGAATTGTTGCAGGCTTGACTGACATTTCAACGGGACTTGGGACAACAACCGCAGGCGTCAGTGGTGGAAAATCAACAGGGGGCAACAGTTCAGTTCAAAAAGCCCTGGACGCGCTTATTGCACAACGTGACGACCTGGTGATTAAGGCAGAAATTTTGAAGACTCAAATGGGATTAGTTACACCGTCACCACTTGCCACATTCCGTGCCAGTGAGCAGGCAGGCGGCGGGGGTACAACAATCAACTTCAACATTACAGGGGCAATTGACAAAGAAGGAACGGCGCGTTCAGTCAATGACCTTTTGAACAATTCTTACTATCGCGGAACAGGCGGCGCAGGAAACTTGGTGGGCATTACACCATGACGCAATGGTCACCCATTTGGAAAGTTGAAATAGACGGCGTTTCTTACACCACCGCAATTTTGTCAAATTTAGTTATTCGCAGTGGTCGCACAAATATCTATGAGCAGGCTAACGCAGGTTATGTCAACATTTCATTGTTAGACGTCAACCAGGCAATTATCCCCGTTTCCATAAATTCAACGCTGAGTGTTTCAATCAAAGACACGTCAGGAACTTACGTTGCAATTTTTGGCGGCAACGTGGTTGACATTGGTATTGAAGTGCGCGACGTCGGTTCAGTCGCGTTCACACAGACTTACACAATCACGGCGTTGGGTGCGCTGGCACGTTTGCCTAAATTCTTAACCGACGGCGTTTTGGCTAAAAAGTTAGACGGGTTACAAATTGCAGACGTTTTGCGTGAAGTGTTATTTGCTTCATGGGCGCAAGTTGCGGGCGCAGAAACATGGGCAAGTTATGACCCAACAATCACATGGGCAAACGCTGAAAACAATGGTTATGGTGAAATTGACACTGGTAACTATGAATTGGCTGCACGCACGTCAAGCCGTACTGACGTTTATTCATTGGTTTCAGCCCTGGCAACTTCAGGCGCGGGAACTATTGGTGAAGATTCTGCGGGACGAATTTTCTACGCCGATTCCACCCACCGTTCAACGTACCTTTCAACAAATGGATACACCGATTTAGACGCCAACCAAGCCCGTGCCACTGGGTTAAAAATTGAAACTCGCGCTGGTGACGTGCGCAATTCATTGACGGTCAAATATAACGCGACAAGTAGCGCGGAAGAATCGGCAAGTGACGCCACTTCAATTGCCCAATACGGTACACTTGCCCAAATTATTACCACAACCCTGCACAATTCGGCTGACGCATTAAGTCAGGCTGAATTTTATTTGTCATTGCGCAAACAACCGCAGCCAATCTTTAGTCAAATAACTTTTGACCTAACTAACCCTGAATTGGACAATGCTGACCGTGACGACCTAATTAACATTTTCATGGGTCAACCCATTGCGCTGGTCAATTTGCCATTAAACATGAGCAGTGGTGCATTTCAAGGGTTTGTTGAAGGCTGGTCATTCCAGGCGTCATTCAACCAACTATCACTGACACTTTTGTTGTCCCCACTTGCCTACTCATTGCAGGCAATGAATTGGGGCGACGTTCCAATCACCGAAACCTGGTTAAGCGTGTCGCCGACACTTGACTGGGAAAATGCAACAATAGTGGCGTAAAGGGGGCAAAACATGACAAATCCGACATCAAATTTTGGTTGGGTAATGCCGACAACCACTGACCTGGTTACTGACTTACCTGCAGACTTTGCGGTTTTTGGTCAAGCGGTTGACACTTCAATGGCTGATTTAAAAGGCGGCACAACTGGTCAGATACTTTCTAAGGCAACTAACACTGACATGGACTTCACTTGGGTTTCTGCAAACCCTGGTGACATTACTGCGGTCACCGCTGGCACTGGTATTTCAGGCGGTGGAACTTCGGGTGACGTAACAGTCACAAACTCAATGGCAACTGCCATGACGACTTCGGGTGACTTAATTCAGGCAACGGGTTCAGGAACTTTTGCAAGACTTGCAACTGGAACAAGCGGTCAATACTTAACAACAAATGGCACGACAAATTCATGGGTCACGCCGTCGTCAGGTGATAAATCCAAAATATGGCCAAAAGATACAAATTTTTATATAAAACCATATCACACAACCACAACTCAATTTACATTGGTACAAAACAGGTGTTATTACATACCAATTTATTTGCCAAATTATGCGTTAAATAGAATTGGAATTAGGACTTCAAGCAATAGCATGAACATCGGAATTAGACTTGGAATTTATAACACAGACTTAACAACTGGCAGACCTTCCACAGTTTATTTAGACGCTGGAACAGTGACTGCAACTGCCATAAATACTAATTACGAAATTACAATTTCAACAACTCCAACGGCGGGTTATTATTGGTTAGCAGTGTGTGTTCAAACAGTCACAAGCGGTTCAACAGAACTAATCGCATTATCAAACACAGCGGTACAGTATGGAAATTTCGGACAAACTACATCTACATTAAATGATACAACTTATTTGTCTTCATACACTCAAAATTCAGTAACAGGCGCATTTGCAACCGCAGGAACATTAGACTGGGCATCAAATAATCCGCCTTTAGTAGCAGTGAGGATGTCATAATGACCAAACAAATTAAATCAGTAATTTACGGACTTGGCGGGTATGATGAATCAAAGCCAGACAATAACATCGTGGAAACAATTTATTACTCAAAAGAAGAACTGGATGTCATTGCCGCCGAAGCACAAAAAGCAGCAGAAAAATTTGCACTTCTTGCACGCTTGGGAATTACTGACGAAGAAGCAAAACTTTTACTTCAATGACATACCCAACAGGCACAAACGCAAAAGTTATTGAAGTGGCAATTGCTGAAATTGGCACGGTTGAAGAAGGCGACAACCTGACCAAATACGGTGAATTTACAAAAGCAAATGGTTTGCCCTGGTGCGGTTCATTCTGCAATTGGGTATTCAATCAGGCAGGCGTCAAGGTTCATTCACTGGTTTCAACCGCGCAAGGCGCACACAAATTTAAGGAAACAAACCGTTGGTCACTTATCCCCCAATTAGGTGCTTTGGCGTTTATGGACTTTCCACATGACGGTGTTGACCGAATCAGTCACATTGGAATTGTTATTGGTTTGTTACCAAATAACCAAGTTCAACTTATTGAAGGCAACACCAGTGGCACGGGTGACCAACGCAATGGCGGCATGGTCATGGTCAAAGTACGCAATTACGGTAAAGACAAAGAAGTGCTTGGGTTTGGAATTCCCAAGTTTTTTCCATACACAGGCGACTTTCCAACAGTTGCCATTCCAACTTCGGGAGATAAACCTAAGAAGGAGAAAACAAAGTGGACAAAGCAAAAGCAATAGCAGCGTCATGGGCGCGTTCATTCATGGCGGCTTCATTGGCGTTATTCATGGCTGGTGTGACTGACCCTAAGACACTTGCAATGGCAGGAGCGGCAGCGGTTGCACCCGTTATCTTGCGTGCGATTAACCCTGCAGACAAGTCTTTCGGATTAACAGGGAAGTAATCCGAAAAGCCGCCGCAGTCGGTTTAGTTGTGGGGACTCAACTAAGCCTTACTGCGTGCGGTTATCAGGGTTGGACTAGGTATGAGTGCCAGGAATTTGAAAACTGGGAAAAACCCGCGTGTCAGAAACCGCAATGCGTCCCTACTGGAACATGCACTGCAGACGTCATTGGAGAAGTCTTACCACCGCACCCAACGCCGACGCACCCCTGAAGACATACACGCACAACTAATCCTGATTATTGGCGCAACACTTGCCGCAGTTTTTCTTATCGTCACGTTGGGCATTACTTATGCCCTAATTTTTGTGACACAACCAATTGGCAATCAAGCCCCGAATGACGCAGCCTTTATTGATTTGCTCAAAACATTGTCAATTTTCTTGACTGGTTCACTGGGTGGTGTCTTGGCTGGTAATGGGTTGAAGTCACGAACTAAACCCGACGCGCTAAAAATGCCACCAAATGAGCCCTAGAATCTGCAGACCGCATTTCGGACATTGCCCTGGTATCTAATCTAGGTTTGGAACTAGGTGCGCTCAACCAGTGTTCGTTGTCTTTCCACAATGTCAAGGCTTCTTGGGCGGCGGCAACAAACAGGTGCATGTCGCGCCCCCTAAGCCGCAGGGCAAATTCAACTTCTTGGACTTTTCCATTTTCCCGTGTCCAGTTGGTTGTGACAATAAGTAAGTCCCCTGGGTTGGGCAATCTTTCGTCAGCCCCGTATCCGAAAAGTTCCAGTCTGCCTTCCATTAGTGCATGACTGGTCACGTTCACAGTCCCCGAAGGGCTCATTCTTGGTGCGCTCATGCTATCTCCCGACCAAAGACCCGCGTGTCGGGGCTTGAAAAGTGTCGGTTGTTTCTGACACAATTTTCCCACAACTAAACAACGTCAGGCAAGGGTGATTTTCAAAAACAAGGCAGTGGGCTGATAATTTTTTCCCACCGATTTGTTACATTATGTTAAGTAAAAATGAGCGTAAAACTCATTAACTAACTTTACATAACATTGAACATCTCCCGTTATCTGACCATAACACAATCGGGAGAAACAACATGGGAACGACGGCACTAATTGTGGTTTGGATAACCGCAGTCACATTCGCAAGCGCAATTGGATACGCAATTGGACACAAAGACGGTCAACGTCAGGGCTATACACGGGGGCGTTCAGTTAGCCGCCACATTTCAACAATTGCTAAGGCGGTCAAATAATGGGATTCCTGGACAATTATGAGGCTTCACGCGAGCGTTTAGAGCGTTGGAATCGCACCTACCCCACTGGACGCATAGAAACACGAATTGTGGAATTCAGTGCGGAAAAGGGTTACGTCTTAATTGAAGCGGCTGCGTTTCGCACAAATGAAGACATTTTGCCTGCAGGCATAGATTTTGCCTACGGTTATCAGGGCGCATACCAACAAAACATGCGGCGTTGGTTTGTAGAAGATACGACGACAAGCGCAATTATGCGTGTGCAACAACTGGTCATGGGCGGGGCAGAAAGAAGCACCCGCGAAATCATGGAACAGGTGGAAACAACGCCCGCAAAAATAGCCAATCAAGATATTGACAAGGATTATTGGACAACCCCGTTTGATGAACAAACAGGTGACGCCAGTTCCCTATCAACTGCGGTGCTTGAAATTACGACCAAGTTGGGCGCGGAAGTCATGCCTGAACCCCCACAATGCAAACACGGTCACCGAATTTGGCGTGAGTCCAAGCCTGGAACGCCAAAATCCTGGGGCGGTTATTTCTGCCCGCAAAAAGAAAAGGCAAACCAGTGTGACCCGTATTGGTACAAATTGGGGTCAAGTGGCAAATGGGCGTCCCAATTTTGAGCGATTACGTTGAACTCATAAACCCTAAGACGCGCACATGCAAATTGTTACATCACGGTGAAATCATTGCTGAATACAAAATGAACCAGTGTGACAAATGTTCAATGTTGGCTAAGGCTGACGAATTTGGTTATCTCAAAGACCACACGGGGCAAAAGGTTTTGTGGTTTTGCGGTGGTTGTAGATGAAAATTTCAATCACTGAACATGAGGAACTGGTCTGCATAAAAGCCGCACTGCACCACATTGAAGCCACGAACGAACGACCCGACGGAAGAAAACGCCATGACCGCAGCATTAACTTTCCGGGGTTTGTCGCGCAATACGCAGAAACTATTGCGTCAGAATGGGTTGTGGCGCGTTACTTAGGCGTTGATTATGACCCGTATGACATAAAGTTCAAAGAGCGTGCAGACGTTGGGGCAAACATTGAAGTCAAATACACGCCCTACCTGGAAGGCACGCTGATAATCCATGAGTATGACCGAAACAGTGACGTTGCAGTGCTGGTTGTTGGTCAATCGCCCCATTATGAAATTAGGGGTTGGATTCCAGTGGCAATGGCACAAAAACCCAAGTACCGACATTCTAAGCAGCCTAATTGGTGGGTATCGCAAATAAACCTTCAGCCCATTGAAAACCTAAAAAGAAGCACTTATGGACAAAGTGCAATTTGACTGCAGAGTGTGCAAGAAAGTGACCGCGCAAATCATAATGAAGGTCACTGACAATTTGCCGCCTGGTGTTGAAGTCGTGCAGTGCATAACGTGCGAAACAATGGGCGTTGCCTTAGTAGGTGTCCCCCGTGATTAGACACGCCAATGACAAACACGCGCTTGACCACTTGACAAGGGGGTGTACGCTGGACGCATACAGACAACACCCCGTTTCTCAAATTAAATTCAAGAATGAATTTCTTTCAATCATTCAATGGGGTAAAACAAAGTCAAAAAAACTAATGTTGTTTGTGTTACTTATTAACGCAATGCAAGGGGCGACCCCTGCTCACGCTGCTGACTATTCTGCTGACACCCTGCGTGTGTATGCACATTCAAGGATATTAGATTGGAAACAATTTACCTGTTTCAATGCAATCATCACTAAGGAATCAAGGTGGAACTATAAGGCACGCAATGGCAGTCATTACGGCTTAGGGCAAATGCGGTCAGAGTATTACAGGGATTTAGACCCCTTCAGACAAATTGACCAAACCTTGAAATATATTTTTAACAGATATTCCACGCCTTGCCAGGCTTGGACATTTCATAAGGAACGGAATTACTTTTGAGTAGCGCACTAAAAGGCAGTGGGTCAACAAGCCAATGGAGAAAGATACGCAAACGCATTTTGGAACGTGACTCTTATTGTTGCCAACGTTGTGGTGATGAAGGCAATTCGGTTGACCACATAATCCCAAGAAATCATGGTGGCAGTGATGAAGACTGGAATTTGCAAACATTATGCGTTTCGTGCAATTCTGCTAAGGGTGGGGGTTTTTTTAGCAGCCAAGTGACACCCCTGACCCTTCCTGTTTCTTTTTATACCAAAAACGACTCAAAGAGCCATGAAAATGACTAAGAAGTTCAAAGAAGGTCAACAACTAACCGAAGACGGTTCAAACAGGCTGCAATCGGTTTTGGGTAGGGACACAGAACCACAAAACACGCTTATTGGCGTTCAAACCCCACGAATCCACACGCCATTGAATGAATTACCGTCAAAAGGCGGTGAAATCATTGACCTGGCAACCAGTTTGGGCGTGGAACTTATGGAATGGCAGAAATTCGCGCTTATTCACAGTCACAAAATTAAACCTGACGGGCGTTGGGCGTCGCCGATTAACTGCATTGTTGTAGCCCGCCAAAATGGAAAATCATTTTTGCAGCAAATCAGAATTTTGGCAGGTTTGTTTTTATGGAACGAAACCCTGCAAATTGGTTCTGCCCACACACTGAACACGTCCCTGGAACAGTTCAGGCAAATGGTTAACACCATTGAATCAAGTGACTATCTATCCAAGCAGGTCAAAAAGATTCGCTGGAATCACGGGGCTGAAGAAATAGAAACAAAAATGGGCAATAGGTTTATGGTGCGTGCAGGTGGTTCAGCCGCACGCGGTATTTCACGACCTTCAACCATTCACCTGGACGAATTGTTGCGCATGAACAACATGGATTCATTTGCGTCCCTGCGTTATACGCTCATGGCGGCTGAAAACCCCATGCTTATGGCGTACACAAACGCAGGCGATAACACGTCAGTTGTTTTGAATTCTTTTCGCGATAGGGCGTTGGCAAGTATTGGCGGCGTCAATGATGACATAGGCTATTTTGAATGGTCGTCCCCCACCGACGACATAACCCTGGAAAATGCACGCCATGCCAACCCTGCAATGGGTTCACTAATTCACCCCGACAACATTAAGGCGGTTTTGAATGACCCACCCAACGTGGTCATGTCAGAGGTGTTGTGTAGGTGGGTCGTCGCCATTGCCAACATAGTTGACACAAATTCCTGGAACAAATGCCTTGACAAGAATTATGACTTGCAACCCGAAGAAACAACGTGGTTGGCGATTGACCTATCCCCTGACCGCAAACATGCGTCCCTGGTTGGTGCGCAAAAAATTGGTGAAGAAAATTTTGTGGTCAAGTTACTGCACACCTGGAAAAATGACCTTCAATTGGACGACAAGGCAATTGCCAATGAATTGGCAGATTATGCCCGCAAATACTCAACTGAGTATGTTTTATATTCTCGCAAGTCGGCTGGTGCAGTCGCCGCACGTTTAGCCCCTGCGGGAATTCCTATATTTGACATGGATTCGGCGTATCCACAAAGTTGTGACGAATTACTTTCGGCGATTAACTCAAACCGTTTGAAACACAGGGGTCAATCGCAACTGACCGAAGAAATCCTGGCGGCAGTGCAATTGCGGCGTGGTGACGGTGGTTGGGTTATTGGTCGCAGGGCTTCCAACGCAGTTGTGTGTGGTGCAGTGGCAACCGCCCTGGTTACACACTTTGCGACACGCCCAACGCATGACCTTGACATTATGGTTGGTTAAACCTATAAGTCAGGAACAATTCGGACATGGGTTTATTTGACTTGTTCTTACCGCCGAAGCCGAAGGCAGCCGTCACTGCCGCTTCGGTGGACGCTGCAGCAATTGCCCCTTATTACCCTGAACAAAGCCAACTTTTCTTTTCGGGTGTAACTAGCGCAATCCGCTCCGAAGCAATGACTGTTCCAACAATTGCACGCGCCCTGGGAATTATCCAAACAATTGCGTCATTACCAATGCACACACGCAATGAAGCGACAGGTGAAAAAATTTCGCAACCGCGTGTCATCAACCAACCTGACCCACGAATTCCTGGAACAACATTTTGGTCATGGATTATTTCTGACCTGTTCTTTTTCCCAAGTGGTTACGCATACGTTATGGAACGTTATGCCGATACGGGAAGAATTCGCGCAATGGAACGTGTTGCACCTGAACGCGTAACAATTCAAACAAATGGTGTTGGTTCAGAAATTGTTTCTTATTCAATTGACGGTTCATACGTTGACCCTGCAAACCTTGTTGTTTTTGCTGGTGCGCAAGAAGGTTTATTGAATCGCGCTGGACGAACAATTCGCGCTGCAGCGGCGTTGGAACGTGCGGCGTTAGATTTTGCCGCAGACCCAATACCACAAATGGTTTTGAAATCAAATGGAACTTCATTGCCCGCAGACCGTGTTTCAAAATTGCTTGGTGCAATTCGTAACCGTGCAAAAAAGTCCGTAATTTATTTGAACGCAGACGTTGATTTATCAACAGTTGGTTACGACCCAAAAAATCTTCAACTCAATGAAGCCCGGAATTATCTTGCGTTAGAACTATCGCGTGCCGCAGGTTTGCCTGCATATTTTACAGATTCACAACAATCCAGTTTTACTTATTCAAACGCCTTAGACAAAAGGCGCGACCTGGTGGATTTTGCGTTTAGAAATTACATGTCAATTTTGGAACAAAGGTTATCTTTTGCGGATTTTACCCCCGCAGGAAACAAAGTTTCATTTGACTTGGACGATTTCTTGCGCGGCAATCCTTATGAGCGCGCCCAAGTTTATGAAATCCTAAATCGTATCGGCGCAATGTCGGTAGATGAAATACGCGAGGAAGAAGACATGCTGCTATGAAAAAAGTAATTACACCAATGCAAATCACGGCGGCAGATTCAAACAGTCGCACAATTACGGGGCGAATAGTCACATTTGAAGAAGCAGGCAACGCTTCAATTGGAAAAGTTTTATTTGCCGCAGGTTCAATTGAACCAACGCCAGTTTTGCTTAATCTTGAACATGACCGCACACGCAGAATTGGAACAACACTTTCAATGACTGCAGATGAAAAAGGAATTGACGCGGTTTTTAAAATTGTTGAAACAACTGCAGGCAATGACAGTTTAGTGGAAGCAAGTACGGGTATGCGTGACGGATTTAGTGTTGAAGTTCATTTTGATGAATACGACACAATGAAAGACGGCACAGTTCGTATTTTGAAAGGTGAATTGACAGGTGTTGCGCTAACAAGTGAACCTGCAATTCGTTCAGCGCGCGTTGCCGAAGTTGCCGCAACTGAAGAAGACGAAATTTCAGATTCAACAATTGAACCTGAAGAAACAACAACAACAGAAGGAGACGAAGTGGACAACACCGTCACACAAGCGGAAGCCGTTGAGACGGTAGAAGCCGCAGAAACAATCACTGCGTCAGCACGTCCAAAAGTGGGTGGTTTTACATCAAAACCACGCATTGAAGTGACTGCTGCAAAATATCTAGAAAACACAATTCGTTCGTCAATGGGTGACCTTGACGCACGCGATTATGTTCACGCCGCCAATAATGGCGCAACAACAACTGACAACGCTGGACTTGTTCCAACACGTCAACTCACTGAAATCATTAACGGTCTTGGAAACACAATTCGTCCAAGCATTGACGCAATCAGTCGTGGAACATTGCCTGACGCTGGAATGACATTTGAAATTCCAAAAATTACTGCAATGCCAACCGTTGCAGAAACAGCAGAAACAGCAGCCTTTTCAAATACAGACCAGGAAAGCGCATTTGTTTCAGTGGACGTTAAAAAGTTTGCGGGACAACAAAAGTTTTCCGTAGAATTGTTAGAGCGTTCTTCACCATTATTCTTTGATGAATTATTGCGCAACATGGTTGCAGCACTATCAAAAGCACAAAATGCTTATGTCAACGGAATTCTTGTTGCAAACGCTGCAATTGACGCAACAACACTTTCAGCACTTCCAACTGCTGCTGAATTGCTTGCTTATGTTTCACGCGGTGCTGCAAGTGTTTATTCAAACACACAGGGCTTTGCACGCAACATCATTATGGGTTCAAGCCAATGGGCAAACACAATGGCACTAAATGATAATGGGCGACCAATTTACGTTGCGTCACAACCGCAAAATGCGGGCGGCGCGTTGCGTCCTGACAGTTTGCGTGGCAATGTTGCTGGTCTTGACTTGTATGCCGACTTCTCAGCACCAGGCGGTTCAGACGACGGTTCAATGATTATTGTGAACCCTTCTGCATACACATGGTATGAATCAAGCAATTTCCAATTGCGTTCAGAATCAACGGCAGACGGTTCAATTACCGTTGGTCTTTATTCATTCGGCGCAACTGCAATCAAACTTGCAAACGGTGCTTTCCGTAACAACAAGTAAAAACTAATCATGCGGCGTGGTTCTCCCGAACGCGCCGCAGCAGTAGAAAGGAACTGACATGCCTAGCATTGTTACCGCTTCACAATTGCGTACGGTGCTGGGTGTGTCAGTTTCCTTATACAGTGACGCTTATTTGGACGAAATTATTAACACCGCAGAATCAGTTATTTTGCCCATGTTGGTTGCAAACACTTCTGCAGTCAGTGCAGTGGAATTGACAACAAATGTTGCTTATTATTACACGCAACGCCCACATCATTTTGTTGCAGGTCAGTCCATTGTGGTCACTGGTTTGCCTTCACCTTTTACACGCACCGTCACAGTCGTGGACGTTGCAACTTATTATTTCACCGCCGCAGTCACAAATGCAGACGTGACATTGCGCGAAACTATCCCTGCAGGAAGTGCCACATTGTCAGGCTATTCAGCCGCAGAAATTTATGCCAACACACCCGCCATTGAATCGGCAGTTTTAGCAGTAAGTGTTGAAGTCTTCCAATCCCGTGTTGCCGCAGGTGGAGAAATTCAGGGCGTGGATTTTGCCAGTACGCCATACAGAATGGGGCGCAGTTTGACAAACAGGGTGTCCACATTGCTTATGCCATTTTTGGACGTGGAAACGGTCGTGCAATGACCGCGTCAACCATTGCAGACACACGCGCTGCACTTGCCAATTCATTTTCTGCACTAGCAGCCAATATCTATTCAAGCGTTCCTGAAACACCGATTCCCCCTGCAATTGTCATTGTGCCAAATTCGCCTTACATGGAAGTTGTTCTCATAGGTAGGGCTTACACAAGGGTGAAATTGAATTTTGCAATCAGCGCAATTGTTCAGTCAAATAGCAATGCAGGGTCATTGGACAACCTGGAAAAACTAATAATCGGAATTCTGACGGCGTTGCCTTCAGGGTATGAGTTAGGCGTAATTGAAAAACCAACCGTTTTGGAAGTGGGGCAATCCCCCATGTTGGTTTCTGACATAAACGTTTCAACTTATTACACACAAACAAATTAAGGAGAAATAAAGAAATGGCAACAACCGTAATCACTGGACGCGACATAACGTTGACGTTCACAGGTGGAACAGACATTGACGCGCAAGCGACCAGTGCAGTTTTGACAAAGAATTTTGACCGTCAGGTTTATCAGACATTGGACGGCGAAGCATACAAAGTGGTCAATGTTACTGGTGAGTTTGTTTTAGAAATGTTAGCCGACTGGGGAAAAACAAGTTCAGTCTGCGAAGCAATTTGGACTGCTTGCGATAGCGCACCCAATTCAGAAGTTTCAGTGACAATGGTTGCTGCAACTGGTGCTTCATTTGTATTCCCTTGCCTGTTGGACTATCCAACTGCAGGTGGTGCTGGTACTGACGCGCAAACCGTAACTTTCACTTGGAAAGTTGCACGCGGTGAAGTAACAGAAACATTCAGTTAAAAAACCTAGTCGGGAGAAAAAATGAAACTACCAATCACAATTGAATTCAACAATGGGGAATCGGCAACATACGTCGCTGCACCCCCTGAGTGGGTCAAGTGGGAGAAGCACACTGGGAACACCATTGCTCACGCCCAAGACAAAATTGGAATTTCTGATTTAGTCTTTTTGGCATATCACGCCATGAAACGTGAAGCAGGTGGCAAGCCAATTAAAACTTTAGACGTTTGGACTGAAACAATTTCAGACGTTGTGGTTGGTGAGTCTGACCCAAAAGTTACCCCGTCGGAAGCCTTAACAGAATAATTTGGGAACTATCCCTGGCAACAGGTAGGTCACCAAATGAATTTGAAACTGCTGAAGACATTTTGACAGTGCTTGAACTTATGGAAAGGCGGGCAAATGGCAAGTGACGCAATTGCTTATGACAAGGCTGAGTTGCGCGCCATTGCCCGTTCTTTCAAAGCAATGGACGAAAAAGCGACCAACCAGGCTAAACAACAGACTTCAAAGTTGGCTGACTGGGTGCGTGGCAAAATTATTGACACTGCCAACGTTTCCACAAACAAAGTTGCCCCACGCATTGCGTCAGGGTCGGTGGTTTCTAAATCGTCAAAGATAGGTGAAATTTCATTTGGTTTTGCGCGTCAGAAATTAAGCGGTGGTGGTACAACGCAACAATTATGGGGTGGCTACGAATTCGGTTCAAATAAATTTAAGCAATTTCCAGTGTGGTCAGGTCGTGAAGGTCGTGGTTCTCGCGGTTGGTTTATTTACCCAACATTGCGCAGCGTTCAACCTGAAATAGTCAAACGGTGGGAAGAATCATTTTCTGCAATAGTAAAGGAATTTGACTAATGGCTGGCAGTCGTACACTTAAACTTTCCATTCTTGGTGACGTAGATAATCTCAACCAATCCTTAAAAACTGCAACCAGCGACGTTGAAAGTTTTGGCGATAAGGTCGGAAAAGTTGGCAAGGTTGTTGGTGCAGCCTTTATTGCCGCCGCAGCCGCCGCAGGTGCATACGCGGTCAAGATA